TTAGTAGAATACCCTGCAATTCAGAAGAACTTCCTTGCTTTCAAAGATCAATTTGTAGAGCCAGGAGCAACCGAATCAAAAGAGGAGTTCCTACCTAGATGCATAGAATATGTCATCAATGAAGGTAAGGAATCGGATCAGGCTGTGGCTATTTGCTCAAATATGTGGGAAGGTAGATTTCAAGAAGACTCCTACAATGACTACCCACAAAGTGCAAAGGATAATGCAGAAAGAGGAATCAGATTGAATGAAGAACTAGGCAACAAATGTGCAACTCAGGTAGGAAAGGTCAGAGCAACTCAGATCATGAAAGGAGAACCACTTTCTAGGGAGACCATCCGTAGGACTTATTCCTACCTTAGTAGAGCAGCCGAGTACTACAACCCTGAAGACACAGAAGCCTGTGGCACTATCTCCTACCTTTTGTGGGGTGGTGAGCCTATGCTTAGATGGGCAGAAAGCAAGATGAATCAGGAAGATTTTCGGGCTGTAGGATTTAATCAATTCAGCATCCAAAACCCTGAGCAAAGAATCGTTACAGGGCCGTTAATGATTGCCGATTTGCCGATCTACAGAAGGGATGCTGATGAAGAATACTATGTAACCTTTTCGGCTGCTGAGATCAAGAAGATAGTGCAGAGATTCTTTAAGAAAGGCTACCAAAGCAAGGTAAATGTAGAACACTCTACCCCTGTAGATGGGGTATTCATGTTCGAATCCTACATCATTGATCGGGAGAAAGGCATCATGCCACCAAAGGGATTTGAAGAGGTGTCAAATGGTTCTTGGTTCGGATCATTCAAGGTAGAAAATGAGAAGATTTGGGAGGAAGTAAAAGCAGGTACTTTCAAAGGCTTTTCAGTTGAAGGACTTTTCCGATATGAGAAGACAAACCAGGTGATCACGGAAGAGGAGCAGATCATGAATCAGATTTTCAAAATACTTTCACAAATTGAACATTAAAAACAATTTAATATTTAGAAGTATGAACGCAAAAGAAGCACTAGTAGAAATCAAAAAACTACTTTTCTCAGAAGCAGAAAAGGCAGCAGCCTTTGCAATGACTGAAGGAAAACTAGTAGATGGCACAGTAGTTGCCTATGACCTTGAGACAGGTGAGATCTTTGTAGTAGGAGCAGAAGGTGAAAGCATCCCTGCACCTGTTGGAGAGCATCAACTTGAAACAGGCGAAATCGTAGTAGTCCTTGAAGAAGGTAAAATTGCAGAAGTAAAGAAAGCAGAAGAAGAGCCTAAAATCGAAGTTGAGATTGAGGCTGCTGCTGAAGTACCTGCTGAAGAACCTGTGAAGGATGAAGCAATGGCCAAAGTAGAACAGGCCATGGGTGACCTTGAAAAGAAAGTTGAAGAACTTGCTGCCAAGGTAGAAGAAATGGCAAAGAAAAATGAGGAGATGAAGCAAGCAGTTCAGTTGTCTGCTGTGGTTATCGAATCCCTAGCCAAAGAACCAAGTGACAAAGCAATCTCTGCTCCTAACTCTTTCCACAAGGCAATCAAGGTAGAGAAGGAAGATCGCTTTACAAGTATTCAAAAAGCATTTCAAATTTTAAAACAAAAATAAAATGGCCTTAGATTTATCAGCATTAACTAACTACGTTAAGGAGAATGAATTGCAGTTGACATCTGCTGCTATCTTCTCTGCAAAAACTGCTTCCCTTATCGAAGCAAGAGGAAATGTCCAGGTGGGTATCAAATCCGCTGAGACTATCAACATCATGACTACCGATGCAGTGTTTCAAGCAGGTGGAACTTGCGGTTTCTCTTCTAGCGGAACTACTACTATCACTCAAAGAACACTTACTGTAGGTAAGATCAAGATTCAAGAAAGCATCTGCCCTAAAGCATTCGAGGCGAAATATACTCAGAAGGCTTTGCGTGAAGGTTCTACTTATGACTACATGGCATATGCTACCGAATACACTGCACAGAAAGTACAGAGAATCGGTGCTGCTTTGGAAACTGCTTTGTGGCAGGGAAACACTGCCTCTTCTGATGGTCAGTTGAACAAATTCCAAGGAATCGGTACTATCATCAATGCCCTAGGTTTTGGTGGTGCAGGTGATCCAATCAATGGAAACTCTGCAAACGTCACTACCTTGACTTCTAGCAACGTAATTGCTGCTGTTGATGCAGTATTTGCTGCCCTTCCTGCTGCCCTTTTGGACAAGGATGATGTGGTTATCTTCTGCGGAAACGATACTTTCCGTGAGTATGTAATCGCTTTGCGTGATTCTAACCTATTCCACTACCCTGTAGATGCAGCGAACATGGAACTAGTAGTACCAGGTACTGCTATCAAGTTGATTGGTGTGAATGGTCTTAACGGAACTGACTACCTTTTCGGACTTTCTATGAGCAACCTTTACTTGGGTACTGATATGCTTAATGAGCAGGATCGCTTTGAATTGTTCTATGCTAAGGAAGCAGATGAGATGAGATTTGTAGTAGAATTCAAAATGGGTGTACAGATTGCCTTCCCTGATGAAGTAGTATTCTGGAAGAAGTACGTAGCACCTTAATTTGAATTAAAAAAATCGGGGAAGGTGTTATCCTTCCCCATTCACACCTTAAATAAAGAAATAATATGGCTTGTGCATTAACTCAGAACTATACCCTAGATTGCAAAGATTCAATCGGTGGTATTAAGACGTTGTGGTTTGCAGCCGTAGAAGATATTGCATCTTGGACTGGTTCAGGTGGCACTTACACAGGTGTTACCATGGACAGCGGAAAGTATTTTTGGAAGTATGATCTTGTAAAAGAATCTTCCAACTTTGCTGAGGCTGTAAATACCAATGTTCAGAATGGCACTGTATTCTATGCTCAGACTTTGGAGATTATCCTTAATAAATTGCAAGTAAATACCCGTAATGAGATCCTCCTTTTGGCTAAGAATAGACTTGTTGCTATTGTAGTAGACAATAATGATAAGGCATGGGTTCTTGGTGAGGCAAATGGCCTTGACTTTACAAGTGGCGGATCAGGAACAGGTACTACTTTTGGTGATCGTAACGGATACACATTGACCTTCACAGGCAATGAGAAAGAACTAGCACCACTATTCACAGGAACTCCTCCTGTAGACTAAACATTTGGTTTGTAGTTTATGTGAAAAGCACCTTCCTAGTGAAGGTGTTTTTTTTTGTGTACATGGGTCACCTATTTTGTATTTATGGTTATGGTTATTATTGAAAAAGGAGAAGCAAGTACTATCTACATAGCCCTATTTGATAAAAGGGAAACAAGCAGCGATACCTATACCTTTCTATTTCAGCACGAGGTGACAAAGGAAGAGGTGACCTTGAGCCTTGCGGATGTCAGTCAATCAAAGGAAAGATACTCAGAATTCAGTATCCTAGAGGCATCCTTTCAGAATAGCACTGTAGGCTTTTGGCGGTACTATGTAACCCAAACGGGAAGCGGTGCTGATATCATAGCCACAGGAAAGATGGAATTGATAGCAACAAACCTAAGCACTGCGGGAGTGGTCAGATACAATGGCTACAACGGAAACTACAAAACTTACACAGTATGATAAAGTTCTTTAAATTTGACCAAGTACCCCTACCCATCTACAAAGAAGTGAAGGGAAAGGATTGGATTTACTACGGGGAGCGGAATGACTACCCTAACTACCTGCTTCGGATCTACAACAATTCTGCAAAGCACAATGCAATTGTGACAGGTAAGGTAGATTACATCTGTGGCAATGGGTGGAATGTAAAGGCTGATGATCCTATGGATAAAGCCAAGGCATACGGCATGATCAATAAAGTCAATTCATCTGAAGAATCCTTGGATGAGTTGACAAAGAAGATCACTACTGACATGACCATCTTTGGAGGCTACTATCTCCAGGTGATTTGGACAAAGGCCACAGGGGAGATCGCAGAACTTTACCATGTAGACTATTACAAGGTCAGAACTAATGCAGACAATAGTGAATTCTATGTTTCTGACAATTGGATTAAGAACGATAATGTAAACCCAAGGCCTGACTATGAGGCCTTCCCTGCATTTGATCCTAACAATAGAACAGGATCACAGATTCTATACTTCAAGGAATACAGAGCAGGAGCAAATACCTATTCCCTACCTGACTACAGAGGTGCAATCTCCTACATTGAACTAGATATTTCTATCGGTGAATACCACCTGAACACCATAAACAACGGAATGTTCTCAAGCAAGTTGATCAACTTGAATGGTGGTTCT